GTTGCGGTGCCGGTAGGACCATCTGCGGGCGCGGATGGCTCCGACGAGTCGTCCAAAGGGTCGCCGCCGTTGGCACCCTCCAAAGCGGTCACGAAGCTTTCCACTTCGGCAACTCGGCCTGCAATACCGTCTATTTTGGCATGGCCCTTAGTCATCGCCGCCTCGCCGCGCTCGCCTACGGACTCTATCTTGGCGAGAAGCTTGCCGGCACCGGATTCCATATTGTGTTCCAGCATCGCCATAGCCTTAGCGAGGCCCTGTAGTTTTGGCGTAGCCATTTTTCTCAGAAACTCCGGATGACGTTGCAGCCTCTCTAGCCGCAACTTAAGGTGCGAGATGGCAATGAGCGCTGTTAGACGGTCCACACCTCACGCGCCGCGGCGGTAATTCGCTAAGAGGCTGTCCGTGGTCGACCACCCGGCAACCCATAGCGCGCCAGGGACCGGCCTTGCGCCTGCCGGTAAGTCGACACTCTCACGGTTGAGATAAGCGTCGCCAATCAACAGCAATATCGCGTGCTTCACCGCATCCGGGACAGCGGCATAACCGACAACAGCGGTCACCGATATACGCGAGCTTTGCTGTGTAGCCGGCCAAGACTGGCCGTGCTTAAGAACAATCGCGGCCTCTAACCCATCCGCGCGCATCTCGTAAACACTGGTCGCCAACGTCTGCGTCGCGCCGTCTGTATCAACATACGTGATACCAGTAACAGACTGTACCGGTGCCTCCGGCAGATATGCGAAATCAGAAAACGCGTCGCACTTCATCACAACGGTTTGCGTCGCAAGGCGCGTATTGCAATATTTCTCTACGTGTCCCGTTGCAGACGCTATCATTAGCGCGACGTCAGAGGCGTCGTCAGCAGCATCAATGCGCAGCCGCAGCTTCACATCGTCCGCCGTTACGGGCGCAGACGCTGCGGCAACTGTGACGCTGGCCGGGTACCACATAGCGCTTAGTGTTCCTTGCGCGGCCTGCCGCGCCTACCGTGCGGCGCGCGGGTTTCCAGCGCTACATCGACCGCAACAGCGCGCTCGATCTGCGGCTCAGCCACCGGCACCGCGTAATCAGCCGCGATAAGGCGCCTCGCCTCTTCGGCTGAGAACCTATCAGTTTCGTCGCCGGGATGTAGGTCAAAACCCGCCCCGGCAACGCTAGTTGTCATGCGAATAAGCATTACGAACCCAGAGTCAGGACGCCGGCATTCGAGTAGAGAGCGCCAGCCACTGCAGGGTTCACTGTGGGTAGGCCAGACAGAACAAGCTGCCCCGCGGCATTGACCGTGAACGTCACGTTGCCGAACTTCACTGACCCGCCCGGATCCAAAGTCTGGCGGTCACCGCCAACTTCCATGTGTACTTTAGCGCTATAGTCAGACATTCAGTCCTCCATTTAGTTTCAGGAAAGCGGTGGGGCCGAAGCCCCACCATGTCCGATTACGGCTGCAGGATGTGCTTGACCGCGGCGGTGTCTCCGAGTTCGCCGTCGAGATAGATAAGCCCAGCCACGCCCAGATCCGGCCAATACGCCTCACGCTTAACACCGATCATCGGGGAACCAACCTTACGGACAAAATACTTGCCGAAATCCCCGAACAAGATCGACTTCTTGCCGGTGGCAACACCATCCATCGCTTGGTTCACAGAATACCGATAGCCAAAGATAGTGCCGGGAACGCCGTTCTGGACGTCACTGTTGGTCCAGATGTATTTACCGTCGCCGTCCTTCAACTTGCGCAGATAAGCCAGCGTCAGATCGTTGAACATGAACCGCACCTTCGGGGACTGTCGATAGGCCGGATCGATTGAGTGGACCAGATTGATCAACTCGTCATAGGTTACAGCCGTCGCAAGCGCGGCATCCACACCCTTAGTCGACGCAGTCACAACGCCGTTCGGGTCGCCAGTGCCGTCACCCGTGGTAAGCTGCAGGTTGGCAATGCGGCCAAGACGCTCACCGAGCAATTGACCGAGCAGGCTTTCCATGTTGAAGATCGAGTCCCGCGCCAATTCGAGCGAGAACTTCACCCACTCGGTATCGTAGCCATAGGATTCAAGAGACTTCTGGCCAAACACCACGTCCTTGCCGCCGTCATCCGTCATCGCCGTACCTTCGGCGTGCTGGCCAGCCGTAACAGCAGTGTCATCGACGGTCGGGATCTTGATCGTCACGCCATTCGATGTGGCAATAACGGTACAGATATCCTCGTCGTAGAGCGGCCCCCAAGCTTTCATCGACTTGATGATCTGGTTCGACAACTCAACCGGAACGGTGTAGCCACCGGCGGTCGTCGAAGTACCCTGCGTCGATACCTGCACGCGCTTTTCAGCATCGGGCACAACACCGGCCTTTAGGACAGCACGCTCCTCGCCCGACAACTCGTCCAGGTTCGCGCCGCTCGCGAGATACTTGTAAAATACCTCACGGTACTCAGGCTTCGCGCCTTCATCCTGGCCGCGCGCTTCAGTGTCACCACCGATCGGACGTTTGGCCTTGCGCTCTTCCTCGGCGCGCGCAGCAATACGGGCTTCCGCGTCGGCAAGGCGCTGCTCTCGCTCGATCAGCTTCTCGACCTTGTCGAACTCAACCATGATGTCGTCGTGGCGCTTTTCCAGTTCAGCCGCCCGCGACTCGTCGGTGTTCTTACCGACTTCATCCAGCGCGCCGCGCGCATCGGTAAGCAGCTTCTCGCGCTTGTCAGCAAGTTCCTTGATAGCCATAAAGAGTAGTTCCTTTGATGTGGTGTGAAATAAATGGCAGGACGCAATGCGTCTGCCCCTCCGGCTGAGCCGGGTGGTTACGTGGCGTCCTGCCGGATTCCACGAATTCTCTGCGCTAGCGTCATGCGCTTCTGCGCCAAACGGCGCTGTGCAGCCGCGGCATTCTCAGCGCGCTTGTCAGCGTCAGCCTTAGCCTTGTCGGCTTCGGCGCGGGCTGCCTCTAGGGAACGTGCCGCGAGCGTGGTGTCTGGATATGCCGGAATAGGAGTTGCGGTTACTTCATACAACTCGGCTTCGATTACAGTACGATGAGGAACATCGCCGGTGTCGTCCCATTCCTGTTTGGTTGCCCGGAATCCAAAACTCATACCAGCGATGTCTTTTCGACCAACCAATTCCCAAAGGTCGTTTCCATCGCTTGTGTTCGGGACGTCGATTTCAACCTTCAGTCCACGATCATCTTCACTCAGCCGGAGCGTTCCGCTCTTCGTTCTGCCAATTACGCGGCTATAATCGTGTGAGACTAGAGCCAAAACATCGCCGCGTATTGCCGCAGAAAAAGCGCCGGGAGCAATTCGCTCAATGAAGGCATCACCGATCTGCGCGTCACTATTCCAAACGACCGCATACCCGGCCAGGGTTCGCTTGTCGCCTTCGGCGCGAGCATCGACGCTGGAACTCCCAGATCGAAATTCAATCTCAGTCATGCGGCTTGCGCCCCGTCATCGTTGTTGTCCTGATTGTCGTTGGCTGCAGGCGATGTGGCCGGCTTGTCTCCGGCTGTAGGCATAGCAACGGTCTGTACCGGCTGCGAGCCAAGGGGCACCGTGCCTCCCTGCATAAACAGATCGTCTGCAGACTCATTCGGGTGGTTAGGTCTATTTTCCAGACCCCGCCCCTCGTTCGGGGTCAGCAGGCCGGCCTGGATGCCGCGCGTGATGCCGTCAATGCGTGTCTTGAAATCGCCGCGAAGCAGGCCATCTAGCGAATGCTCCACATAGCGGCCCTTATTGCCGCGTCCGAACAGCTTGAGGTTCAGCTCGCCCTCGAACGCCTCCGCCCACTGGCCGATCAAATGCTTGACCAGGTGCAAGTCCTGCTGCTCAGCGTTGCTAAACGTGGCGCGCGATAGATCCTGCAGAAACACCGGAGGAATCTGCCAAGCGCGGGCAATTTCCTCAATCTGGAAGCGGCGAGCCTCAACCATCTGGCTCTTGTCAGGCTCATACCCGACCGGCTTCAGTTCATAGCCGGCTGGTACCGGAAACACCGCCTCGTTATTGGTTTTCGCCGCGGTAATCGCGCGCTTAATGTCAGCTTGCGCGCGCTTCACAGCATCGGCACCAGCCGGAAGTGGGCCGGTCAACGCCAACGGCGGAACGCCACCACCAGCAAAAAAGTTGCTCGCGTAATCGTTCATCGACAAGGCAAGCTGAATCGCCTTGGACGCCAGCATAACCGGCCCATAATGCGCCACACCGCACGGCCGCAGCATGAACGGCAGGTCAATAATATCGGCGGACGGATATTCCCTGCCGTCGAACGAATAGATAATCTTCAATCCCTGCCGGCGAATCGACGTTCGGTGCGGATCCATCGGCCAGATTGCCTCCACACCCTGCGGCGCGCGCTCAATCCACGCTAGACCGCGGCCACCCGTGAATACCTGCTGCCAGAAATACTGCCGAAACTTGAACGAATCCATGTCGTCGTTCGGCGCGTCATGGATGACAGACTCAAGCTTGCCGTTGATCTTCTTGGGACCATCCTTCGTGTCGCGGTACGCATGAAGCGGCAGAGCAGCCATCGTGCGAGATAGAAAAGCGACCGCAGCAGCAACAGCCGGAACATGCAGCGCGCTATCAATCGTGACATGCGGCAAATCCGCGTGGTTTACGCCGAAAAACGCTAGAAAGTTCTCAGAACTAACCGGAATCGTCGGGTTTTCTAGACTTCTCGCTTCGTTTTTTGCCTTATCGAAGGGCCACATTAAAACGCACCGTAGTCCGAGAGTGAGAAGTTGGGATCATCCCAGGGGGAGGCTGCTGGCGCCGCCACCTCAACGTACTCAGACGCCGCGCCCATCGCCATTGCGAGGGAAACCATGCCGTCAATGCGGCCGCGGCTCTGCGATTTGGTCAGCTTGCGATTGCCAGCATCGTCTTGCTTCGCAATCGCGTTATGCGCGCACATGTTAAGAACTGGGTGGCCGCCGTGGCGAATCTTTCCGTTCAACAGGACCGACTCTAAGCTCCGTAGCGCCGGCGACATGGACACGAACCCTTGCCCGAACTCCAGGAATCGCTCTTCTATTTCTTCCTCGGTGAAGCCAGCCCTGATCAAGCAGGGCTTGAAGTGCTTCCAGTTATATCGGTCAAAGGCAATCTTCTGAATGTTGTAGGCATCAAACACATCCCGGATGTGGCGCGCTACAAAATCATACTCAATACTCTTAGCACCCGGAACGACGTCCAGATATCGATCAGCCCATTGATCGTAAGGAACGCGATCTGCGCGTGCACGCTCATGAAGTCCATGCCCCGGTAACCAAAATGTCGGATAGACGTCCCACATTCCAGTGGTGGCGTCCGGCGCGACCAAAACTAGAGCGGTAAGGTCGTTTGTCTCTGAAAGATCGAGACCGCCGTAGACCGGCCGCCCGGTTAAGTCTGGATTCGGTTTTCCCGAACAAGATTCCCACACGCTCCGCGTAATGAATGGGCTGCTCGTCTCAACTCTTTGGTTGAGCACAAGGTTACGATAGGCGGCCTCGCGCGACGGGAGTCGCTTGGCCTCCTCCATCATCTGCAGCGTCTCTTCGGGATTCTGGAAATCCCCAAACGCCGGGTTGGCTATCCTAATCGTCGCTTCGCAGAACGGGTCCGCGTCGATCGGCGCGCTAAACAGAAACACCCGAATCTTAGGGTCTTTCGACTTTACCGCATCGTCAATCAACATTGACAGAAGGTCGGAGTCAGTCGCCGCCTGCGTAGAAATTACAATCGAAAGCGGCTTGTCCTGCGCACCAGTCGCCGTCTCCAGCGCTTCGTATAGTTCAGACCGCTCGCCCTTTACCTGGCCGAGTTCATCATGAACAATAAATACCGGCGATAGGCCGTAAGCCGTGCTAGCATCCGCGGAAAGCGCTCTATATCGGGTGCCTAATTCGCCGCAAACCAGTTCCTTGCTGCTGTCCTTTGGGATAACGTATTCGCGCAGCGAGTTAGATATGCGCGCGCACTTCGCAGCAAGATTGAAAATTACAGCAGCCTGCTCCCGCGATTGCGCCGAGCTATACAACTGACTGTTTGGCTTAGCCTCTGGGCCGCATAGATGGAGCAGCAGCAGGAAGGCGCTTAAGGCAGTCTTGGCGTTCTTCCGGCCAACCGAGATAATCGCGCGCCGCGTACCATTCAGGTTGTCGTAAATCCCCAGAACGATCTCGCGCTGCCACTTGCGCAACCGAACCGGCTTGCCTATGTGCGACCCTTCTGGGATGTAACAGTGGGTCTCAATCCACTTGATATTTCGTTCGCCGCGCGTCAGTTTTCCCATGGCTTCTTTGTGTTAGCGCCTGACTTCTTAGAGGCCGTGTTGGCGTTCAATGCGTTGTAGCGGGACTGCTGCGTCAACCGCATCCTGGTGGCCAGAGACGACATCGCGCGCCCCTCACGCTCAAACATCTTCGTCAGCTTATCGAATCGCTCAGCGCCATCTTCCGTGTTGATGTCCTCAAGCGGGAATGCATTCAGAACAGTCGATAACTTCGCGGCGTTCTCGGCGTGGCGCACATACTGAATCAGAAGCCCGTGCGTCTCACGGCTAAACCAGTCGGACGGGAGGCGGCCAACAATCGCTCGCCATTCCTCCGCCTGAAACTCAGTTAGGTCATCAGGCGGCGCGGGACGTTGCCCCGGCAACTGCGCGGATTTAACTTCCTTGCTCGCCGCAGATTTTCGTCCGCGGGGTGCCATATCAATGAATCCTAAATGCCTTTTTAGTTATGGTTTTTCATTGCTGTTG